TGGCGCCTGCCCGCCATTCTGCTCGGCGTACTCTACGATGAAGCGCAGCGTTTCCTTTTCCCCAGCCGTTTGCAAGTCGGACTCGCGTACGTTGTGCCTACGAAGTGCGGCTACGTCATTGTCATCCAATATACGGCTCAAAAGCATGTTGCCATATTCCATCGAAACACCTCCGTTTAGTTAGTCAGTTCGTTTGGGCAACCGCCCACTCTTTTACGCCGTCCTTCATTTCGAAGTACTTCGTTGCCATATTACGGAATATGTTCGCTTGTGGCGCGACTTCCTCCGCTGTCCAGTCCGTGCGGTCCTCGATTGCTAATTCGTTGAACATTTTTGCGACTAACGTGCATATTTCTCGTATTTCGTGATTCATTCGTTTACACCTCCGTTTAATCTAGTCGCCCGATTGTCAACGGGTTTTCCTGCGATACGACGAATTCTTCTACGCCTACCTTGTAATAGTACGCTAACTTCATGAGCATATCGTCTAGTTCAGCGTCGCTATAAATGCCGACTATATATCCGTCTAGTAGCACTGTATTTGTACGAATCATTTACGTTTCCCCCTTTTACTCTCGCCTGTAAATCCGTACTGCAACGTGAGGTCCCTAACGCGATCATAAAGCCGTCTGTCGTAAATCCTCTCGAGTTCCTCCATCGGAAAATTCGAAGTATAGACGGTCGGTAGTTGCTTCGATACCCGCGAATTAATCACCGTATGCAAGTCTGCGCGAAATGCATCGCTGGCATCGCGAACTCCGAGGTCATCCAAAACGGCGAACCCTGCCGTACTTGCTGCATTCATCCATCGATAGTACTTTGCGCTATTCTCCTCGGCAATCTCACGCGGTACATTTGGTCGGCTGAACGCATTATACATGGTTTGCCATTCGTTCACGTCAAGGAAAAACGCGGGCATTTGCGCTGGCTGTAAGCCCCGTTTAACGCTTCCGATGTAGTGTCGTATCAGCCATTCGTTTAATAGCGCCGTGGCTGTCGTAGTTTTCCCTGTGCCCGTTTCCTTCGACCATAAATAGACCGACTTAATTCGCTTCTCTGGCGGCGTGTTCGCGTCCACCTCGAACTGCCTATCGAATGTCTCCGCTATCTTCACAAGTTGCGTATACACCTTCCACTGCTCCTCGCCCGCCTTGCTCGTGTCTAGCGTGGTAAGCGCGTATTCGCGGGGCACTAGCGATGCCGCCACGCGTCCGCCGCTTCCGGAGAGGCCATGTAAGGCTATAAAAGCAGGACATGTACGGTTACACGACGAAGAGCCCGCAATATTACACGCCTGAGACAGTATACAATTCCTCTTATAATCAAATGGCATCAAGGGACCCTCCCTCTGTACTCGGATTATCTAAGTTAACTAAATCATCTATATTACGTTTATTACCCTCACACCAATAAACATACTCCTCGAATTCTTCTACGGTCATTCCTAATCTAGCGGATAGGTCAGGGACAAGTCTTTCGAAGAAGCGTTCTTGTATTTCTTTCTCTTGGCGCTTAATCCACTCAAAGGGATTCAGTGCGTTCTTGCTTAAATTCAAATCACTAGATATCCAGTAGCAGTTCTGAAGAGTAGTACCGCCGTGCCCCCAAGAAAGAGGTATGAAGTGCTCTAGGTGTAGACATTCACTACTTCTGGTAAGTAGACACAAGCCTGATTGGTCTTGTAACAAACCTAATGCCTCAGAGTTAGTGAGTGTCGCCGGCAGTAGTCTCTTATAAGCACGCTTTCTTTGCCCTTGAACCACTTGCTGCTCCTTGTTTACCTCCCGCCACTTCTTCACGGATTCTCGTTTGTATTCTCTGTTGTTTGCGCTCCACTCCCTATTCCTCTTTAAAATTTCTTCCTTTATGAAAGGGTACTTATCTCGCTTATTCTTGTTGTATATATCTCCTTTAACTTTTCTGCGATCGCGCATTTTTTGAAGTTGTTCATCCCTGTGCTGCTCATGATACATTTTGAAGTACTCTGGATTATTCTCTCTCCATAAGCGATCTTTCTCCCCTTTGCAAACTTTACACCTAGCTTCCTTCCCTGCAATACCAGTACTCCTATTTCTGAAGTTGTCTAACAAATAAACATTCTCACAATTACAACATTTCTTTGCTAATATTTCTTCATCCGAATTCACGTAATAAACAGATGCGTGCTTAGTGACTTTATTGACACGTACTCGCTCGTAAAGACCTATGAGGATTATTTCTTCTTTTGAAATTGCGTCAGACACAAAATCCCTCCTTATCGTTTATCGCTTATACAATAACGTATATTAACAGCAAAAATTAAGAGAACGTTCGTGTTTTTTCTGCGACGTTACTATATTCGTATAGCTATTCGACAACCCTCGTATTCTACCTCGTCAGCGCCGTCCGTCGTGTACTAGATACCTATGCGGAGAACCTTGCGCTTAGAACGCCTAGATTCGCCTGTACAAGCGTTGAAACTATCACTTGGCTACCTTAGTATTCGATTGCGCTAAAATTCAACAGCGAGGCTCACAGACGTCCCAAACGTATTCCTGCGATTTTCGACCGTTAAATCCAATCACTTAAATCCTCGTCGGCATCGTTTTTAACGTGCGTATAAGCCGCCTCACGCGCTTTCTCCGCCAGCACACGAGGTAGTACACGTTCTTTCATCCACGTTAACATAAACGTGAAATTAACGCCAGGATAATCTCGCTTTGGTTTGTAGTCGTCGAAACAGGCGTCAATAAACCGCTTTGTATCGTCTGCGCCATATTCGTTTAGAAAATTACGAATCATACCGGCCTCACGTTGTTTATTCCTCGTCGTGTATTTAATACCGTATAGCTCCGTATGACGATCGTATAGATACGAGATTACGATATTAGCGGTCCATCCGTCAACTGGCGTGTCTTGCCATTTCTTTTTTGTCGACATAAGTATTAATCTCCTTTCGACGCTATCTGTTAGAGCGCTGCAGTGCGTTAGCGCTGCTATCTTTAAGATCTTTAATTAATTATTTATTACTAAAGACCTTAAGATCTTAAAAAGAACTTAAAATAGCACAACGTAAAAACAATGTCAAGTTAAATTTTCGTTAATTTTTAAAAAAGATTGGTCGTCGTATCCGACGCCCTACGCTTCTACATCGAACCTTCCTCAACGTTTTTGACACTTTCGCGAAAATAAAAATAAGCGCCCTGCCATCGCGAGCGCCCTACGTTGCCACCGTTATTCTATTACGATAATATCATACGTTATACCATATCGAGTAAAATCCGAACATTCGCCGTTGGCGCTACCGCACGTATTTCGTCATGAACTCGTGGAAGTCAGCGACCTGCAGCACGCGAACACCTCGGCTGACATCGCCTAACTCATACGGTTTGGGAGCGACTAACAACACGTATGGAAACACAGGCTTATCCTTGCGTTGCCATTCGAGAGCCTTCCACGAGCCACCTACGTAATATTCCTCGTAGTCCTCGATTTTCCTCCGCACTTGCTTTGCCGTCCAGTTGCCGCGCACTTGCACCTCGACGAAGAACGGAGTGCCCCGCCATATCATGAACGCGTCGGGTATCACGCCGTCAGCCACCTTACGCTCGATCTCGAATACATCGGGCTCTATATACGAACACACATCGAGGTAAAAGTCGGCGATGGCCGCATGGTGCGGGAGCTTCGCGCTGTCTCGCTTCATCTTCGACCCCGAAGGGTAATATCGATATGGCCGCGCCTTCGTATCGACATCCACGCGCCCCTGCAGTTTCAGCCGATTCATGACCGTATTGCACCCCGATATAGGACTCCGATGCTGACGGAAGAACATGCGCACCAGCTGGTCGCGGTCCAGCACACGAAACTTTTCGATTGCACCAATTATCTCCTTGTCACGTTGTTTCACTTTCGTTTCCCTCCGTTTTTGTCGAGTGTATCGAGCAGTCCTAATTCAATCGGTTGCTGTTCGGGCTCCATTTCGACTACATTAGTCGGTACAATATCGATAGGCTTCGCGGTCTTAAACGGTTCGAGCAACTCCTCCGCTGGGTCCTTCTCGAGTTCGGGCGCTTGGATCTGCGTATACTTGTTGCCGACGCTCGCCCACATGAGGCCGCCTTGCGTTATTTTCGAGGCGTCTACATCCGTCGAACTCAAGATAATATTCGAGTCGATTTTCGAATTTACACGAAACGCCATGCGAATATTTAGGTTCGTTTTAATATCGCCATCCACTGCGTCAGCATCTGGCCTTTGAAGGCTGAGCACCATAAACACGCCAAGCGCACGGCCGAGCAGCGCAATGTCCGTTATAATGTTTTGTAGTTTTTTATCCTTACGTAGAACGCCGAATTCATCGATGAACAACACGATATACGGCACGCGGCACTCTTTCGGCAACTGGTCGATGTTAAATACTTCGTGTGCCTCGAGTAAGTCAGATCGTCGCTCACATTCCGCCCATAACGTCTTCACCATTACGACAAGCTCGTTGCGCCGTGTTACATAACCTTTTACGCATTCACAGCGACGGAATAAATGAAATTCAGACCGCTTCATATCTGCAAGGTATAATTCGATATTCTTCTTCGAGGTGATTAACGTCGTAATTACGGAACGGAGCTGCGTCGACTTTCCGCTACCGCTCGATCCCCCGATAAGCACATGCGGCAGATTGTCGCCCATCATATCGACGACTACATAACGACATTTCTCGTCTTTCCCGAGCAGAATCGGTACTTTGCATTTCCGAATAATCGGCGATATTTCCTCGACATTGTACGCGTATTGAGGGAATCGCACAGGATCCGTATGGTATATCGTCAAAACGAAATTCTTGGCGTTGGACACTTCGCTGAGCTCGAATTTTTTCCCGTATAATTGCGATACTATATACGAATGCTTCTCAACATTCGCTGGATTTACGCCCGTTGGTAGCGAAAAAACGTAGACGTCTCGCTCCTCGCTATAATCGGTGTTCACTACCACGGGAAACTGCTCGCCCTTGCTGCCGCGAAACACGACTTCCTTCGTGAGATTCATTAAACGGAAGGCCTCTCGTAGCTTACGGAGTTTCTTCGCGTTCTCGCGGCGCTGTTTTAATGCTTCGAACATGTCATCGCCTCCTTATAATCCGATACACTCGATAATGAACGAGAGACAATCCAAAACGCTGATTTCCGCCGCAAACTTGATGAAATCCACGCTATCATCGATAATCAATCGGAATATGTTCGACGGATCTTCCTGGGCGCACTGTCCCCAGCTTTTAATTATGTCAGCGAATTGGTACGTTTTTCCGCTCGCGAATTTATATACGGCGTCGGTGACCTCCGTCTTGCTCATTAGCGTGTATATTGTCCCGTCCATATGACACACGATATCATCTCCGCAGACCTTCCGTACTTTCTCGAACGTGTCTAATTTATTTTCGACTTGTCGCCAACCGCTTTCGGGGTCGAATCGAAATAATAACGATGACATTTTTGGTTCGCACATAATACCGCCTCCACTTCGTTATAGGAAATACGCAATGCTTCGGATTGTCAGGCGAATGAGATAAAACGCAAATGTACCGAACAGCATCGCCTTCGTACCGTAATGTACCAGGCGGGCAGATTCGATGTGGCCGTTCGCAACGAGCTTTTGCTCTGCGATGACAGCGCCTATTAATGCGATTGCAATAGTGAGTAATGTGAACGTGAGGTCGAACGAGAATGAGCCGAGGTAAGCGTAGTTAAGTGT